AAATTGGCGCAACCGTCAACGTTCGCAAGCCTGCTCGATTTATCGGTACGACTGGCCCAGCTTTGTCGGTTGAGGATTTCAACGAAACCTCGATCCCTGTTACGCTGACAACCCAATTCCACGTTGATACGCAATTCTCGACGGCAGATCTGGCTCTCTCGCTGGATATGTTCTCGGATCGCGTGATCAAACCTGGCGTTGCTGCTATCGCCAACAAGATGGACCGCGACGGTCTGGTGCTTGCCAAGAACAACGTGGCCAACATCGTTGGTACGGCTGGCGTTCCTCCAACCTCGCTGTTGACCTACCTGACGGGCCAGGCTTATCTGGATTCGGAAGGCGCACCACGTGACGGGCGTCGCGCTTGTATCGTTGAGCCATTCACCTCGGCTACCATCGTTGATTCTCTGAAAGGGCTCTTTATGCCCAGCCAGAAGATCAGCGATCAGTACGAGAAAGGCATGATGGGCACCGACTCGGCTGGTATGCGCTGGAAGATGGATCAGAACGTGGTTAGCCAAACTTTTGGTTCCTACGCTTCTGCTACCCTGTCGACCAACACGGCTACCTTCACCGGTTCGTTGACCTCGGGTTGGGCATCGTCCTCGACGATCACCATTGCAGCAGCTTCGGCAGCAGCTCCGATCAAGCAGGGCGACGTGATCACCATTGCTAACGTCTATGCGGTCAACCCGCAGAACCGTCAGCCATACGGCACGAACCGTCTGCGTAACTTTGTTGTGACTGCTGACGTCACAATCAGCTCGGGTGGCTCGGCATCGGTTACGGTTAGTCCCGCGATCATCACCGCTGGCCAATTCCAGAACGTGTTTGTTTCGGCTACCAGCAGCACGGCTGTTGTGACCCCGTTCAACAACACCGGAACGGTTTCGCCACAGAACATCATCCTTCATCGGAATGCTGAGACGCTGGCTTGTGCTGACCTTGAGCTGCCGCAGGGCGTTGTGTTTGCTGGACGTGCATCGGATAAAGAGTTGGGGCTCTCAATTCGAGTTGTCCGTCAATATACAATTAATAACGATTCTGTCCCTTGCCGTCTTGACGTGCTCTACGGTTGGGCAATGCTCTACCCAGAGCTGGCTTGCCGCGTCGCAGCTTAATTTTTAACGATTTAAGGAAATAATCATGGCGAATCCGGGCCCCGCAAGTACCGTTGCCAATCATCCACAACAGCTTGGCACAAACCAAGCTCTGCGTTTGTTGGCGTCTTATCAATCGGTAAACCTAGCAGCGACGGGTGATACCGTTCTACCGGTTCTTAACACCAGTCGTTACGGCGTTTCAAACGTAATCGTGACAAATGCCTCGACCGATCTTTCGGCGTCAACTGTCCCTTTGGCCGGCGTGTTTCCAGCGCCTGGCGCAAGCGGCACCGCAATCGTGTCGAATGCGAGCCTGAGCGCCTTGACCAGCGCTTCGGTTGTGTCGCAGCGAACGATCAACAGCACTGCTGCTCAGACAACTCAAAACCTGTACTTTAACGTCGGCACGGCAGCGTCTTATGCTGCTACCGTTGACGTGTTTGTTTATGGTTATGATCTAACCTTCCTGCCTTAATTTGGGCAAATAAAAGGGAAAGCCGATCTCACAAGGGTCGGCTTTTCTCTTTGATCTCATAAGAATGGCGCAGTGAGCGCAAATGCAAAAGGAAGAACAGGGAAATGTACAATTCACCTTTCACGCCGTTTGGCCCAACCTACCTTGTTGGAACGTCTGTTGTGCAGGTTTCTTCCAAGAATAATGACAACCCGACAAGTTATCGAATTCGCAATACCAGTTCATCGGCTCAGTACATTAGCTGGATTGCTCCCCCACCGAACAATGCAACGCCGACCATCACCGTAACGGCTCCAACAGCCGGTAATCCTTCATCGGCAACGCTTGGTTTTCTGCCTAGCTCAGTCGAAGTGATCGGTGGAATTCCTCCAAACGCCTGGTTTAAAGCAGATGCTGCTGGAGCATTTGAAGTTACTGCTGGCGAGGGGTTGTAATGGCACTCAGAGCAACTTCAGGCGCTGGCGGCGGCGGTGGTTCAGGAACGGTTACAACGGTTTCTGTTTCATCTGCAAACGGTCTTGCTGGGACGGTGACAAATCCCACAACCACTCCCGCGATTACATTATCCACTAGTGTAACTGGGGTTCTGAAAGGCAACGGAACCGCAATCAGCGCGGCGACCGCTGGAACCGATTACCAAGCCCCGATCACTTTGACAACGACCGGAACATCTGGTGCTGCTACGTTAATTAGCAATACGCTCAACATTCCTCAGTACAGCGGTGGTGGCGGGTCTGGAACGGTTACAAGTGTTGGCTGGACGGGTGGGATTGTTTCGGTTGCCAATCCGACTACAACGCCGGCATTTACGATTGCCGGCACTTCTGGCGGCGTCCCGTATTTCTCCAATGGCACCACTTGGGCATCTTCTGCTGCATTAGCTGCTAACGCGCTAGTAGTAGGCGGAGGTGCTGGCGCGGCTCCTGCGACGGTTACAACCGGGACTGGGGTTGTAACTGCGCTTGGCGTTAATACTGGCTCTGCTGGCGCTTTTGTGGTCAATGGCGGCGCGTTAGGAACTCCCTCGAGCGGGACGGTTACTAACTTAACTGGTACTGCATCAATAAATATAAACGGCACTGTTGGTGCAACAACTCCTGCCGCTGGTACGTTTACTTCTGTTGGATATAAAGGTGCAACAAGCGGAACTGTGACATTGGCAGCCCCTGCTGTAGCGGGAAGTCAAAGCTATACGTTGCCATCAGCGACCCCAACCGCAGACGGACAATATTTAGTTGCTACAACTGCTGGTGTAATGAGTTGGGTCAATCTTCCGGTTGCTCCCCCGACCGTTGAATATTTAGTTGTAGCTGGAGGAGGTAGCGGCGGCGGTTTAAATATTGGTGGTGGAGGCGGTGCCGGTGGATATAGAACGGCAACAGGATATGGAATTACTGCTGGCACTGCTATTACAGTAACGGTGGGCGCGGGTGGGGCCGCAGTGACTACAGGAGTTATTGGAAATAACGGTAGTAACTCAGTATTTGGAACTATTACATCTACTGGTGGTGGCGCTGGAGGTCACGGAGTTCCTCCTGATAATGGTGGTGCAGCACTTAGTGGTGCTACTGGGGGCTCCGGTGGTGGCGGTGGTGGCTGCGACACAGGAACCGCTGGTAGTGGTGGTGCGGCAACTTCAGGTCAAGGAAATGCTGGTGGCGCAGGATTGGCATCAACTGGAGGTAGCGGCGGCGGCGGCGGCGCAGGAGCTGTTGGAACTAGCGGTAGGCCTGGAGGCGTAGGAGGAATAGGATTAGCTTCATCTATTTCTGGATCATCAACTTACTATGCTGGCGGTGGAGGCGGCGGTGGAAATGGTGCTGGTGGAGCTGGAGGGACTGGAGGCGGTGGCGCTGGAGGATCTGGCGCTAGTGGAGGACCATGGACTGCTGGAACCGCTGGAACTGCCAATACTGGCGGCGGCGGCGGCGGTCAACCTGGATTTAACCCATCAACCTCATATCCTTCAGGCGCTGGAGGTTCTGGTATCGTAATTATTCGATACGCAGATACTTATTTAGCAGCGACATCCACAACAGGATCTCCAACTATTACAGTTGCAGGTGGTTATAGGGTGTATTCATGGACCGGTAGCGGTTCAATTACGTTCTGAGGCACATCATGGCGCATTTTGCAAAACTAGATAAAGACAACAATGTTATTGAAGTAATTTGCATAAATAATATTGAAATGCTTACTTCTGATGGTTTAGAATCAGAAATGATGGGAATTGCATTTTTAATTCGGTGGAGCGGCGGTTATAGCAATTGGAAACAAACTAGTTACAACGGAAAAATTCGTAAAAACTACGCCGGTATTGGATACAAGTACGATGATCATCGTGATGCGTTTATTCCTCCACAACCGTTCCCGTCTTGGACGTTGAACGAAGATACTTGTTTGTGGGATTCTCCGGTGCCCATGCCAACTGATGGAAAACTGTACGGTTGGGATGAAAGTTCTATATCATGGGTTGCCTCTGAAGCATGAGCTTTTTTGGTGGGCAGTTTTTCAGCGAGGATTTTTTAAACTGCCAGCTTCAAACTCAACATCAGTTACTATTTTTGAATCCGCACTTACTGCGTAGGACACAAAATGGCCGTTAGTCTTTCACCGATTGGTGGTGCGGGTTGGCAGTTTTTTGACAACAACGGCGTTCCGTTGACTGGCGGCAAACTGTACACATACGCTGCCGGTACTACCACGCCGCAAGCCACTTACACCACTAATACTGGAATAACTGCTCATGCCAATCCAATTATTTTGGATTCGGCTGGTCGAGTGCCTGCTGGTGGAGAAATCTGGTTGACTGTCGGTCTTTCGTACAAATTTGTACTTAAAACCAGCGTTGATGTACAAATATGGAGCGCCGACAACATCACCGGCATTTCTGGCTCTGGTCTTGTAGAAAATTTTACCGGCACTGGTTCTCAAACTGTGTTTACTCTTGCCAACGCCCCGTTTAATGAAAACACCACTCAGGTGTACATCAACGGTGTGTACCAACAAAAGAACACATATACTGTAGTTGGTACCGCACTTACATTTTCAACTGCGCCGCCATACACGGCCAGTATTGAAGTGTTGTACACATAATAATTAGTTTATTTTGTATAAGGTTTGACCATGGCGCTTACAAAAGTTTCCTACTCAATGATAAATGGAGCGTTTTACAACGTCATTGATTATGGGGCAACTGGCAATGGTTCAACAGATGATACGACCGCAATTCAATCTGTTTTGGATGCCGCTTTTACGGCAGGCGGGGGGACCGTATATCTTCCCGTTGGGACATATAAAATAAGCAAACCTTTGATTGTTAGGTCAAATACAATTTTAGAGGGTGCCGGCGCAGATTCTCAAGTTAAACAAACTTCAAATTATAACGGCGCTGGAAATTTGATCCACATTGGTTACGGATACGAATGGAACCAAAACGGACAGGCTTTTAATCCATCTTCAAATGATGACGCCACAATAGCGCAATTGCTTGCTAATAATTTTTCCAAACTTACAACAATTAACGCTGGCGTTCGGAATCTGTATATTGAAGGCTACGTCAACGGCAATCGTCCTGGCCTTGGCGTATGGTTTATGAACGCTTTTGAGTGTTTTTGTGACCATATTTGGGCCAAAAACACCCTAGTCCCGGTCACAGTTGGCAATGATGCTATTGGATGGCAAGCAGGTTGTGCCAACATCTCGGTGTCTGACATTTGGCAAGTGTCTTGCAATACAACAACTGATAGCACTCCCGCAGGATCGTTCAGTTGGTTTGACCTAATGTTTATTGGGTCATCTGTTTACACAGTTGCAACTCGGTTGTATTGCAACCCAGCCACGCCAGCAGCGTTAAACAATAAAATTCAAACGTCTGGCGCTTGTTACTTCACAATTTCGGACTCAATTTTTTACGGGAAATATCTTAACGCTGACGTAGGAATTGGGGTTAACTCAAACAACGTTACTGCTGTTGTTGGTGCAAACATTACAGGTTGCACGTTTGTTCGTTGCACAACAGGAGTTGGACTGTATGAAAATAGTGGAAATTCTTTAACTAATTGTTCTGTTTCTGGTAGCATTTTTAAGCAATGTTACATCGGAATTGACACTGCTGGCTCAACAAATGGCAATCATAATATCAGCGCCAACCTTTACATCGGCAGCGGATTAAAAGATGTAAATTTAGGCAGCTACACAAAGTACACAAACTCAATTTATGAGTATGGAAGCTGGTATTTAAATGGAAACACTAATGTAACAAGCGCCGCAAAAGCCGTAATGCGTTGGAACAGTTCAAACGGCTTTAACGGCATGGCTATGGTTGATGAGGATACAACAGCAGTTGGGCGAAGGTCCGTAGAGTTTATCCGAGGAACAACCGGGACCGTTGTTGGCGGTATTGATACCACTTTAAGCACAACTGCGTACACAACATCATCTGATTATAGGTTGAAAGAAAACCCGCAACCCTTAACAAATGCTTTAAATAAAGTTTCTTTTTTAAAGCCCGTAAATTTTGTTTGGAAAAATACGGGTGAATCTGGGCAAAGTTTTATCGCCCATGAACTTCAAGAATTTTTTCCAGAAGCCGTTCGTGGTGAAAAAGACGCTACTATTGATGTTGGGGAAATTGCTGACCAAGACGGTAAAATTTTACACACAG